TCTCACATTGTGTCGGAATGGTCCCAAGCCGGTTCGGAAAATTGCCAAGGTCCGTCGTCGCAGAGCAAGATCAAAAAGGAAAAATCGTGGAAAAAGTAACCATCTATTAAAAACCTTAAGGAATCCCTCTAAGTTACGCTTTAACTCCGTGCTTTTCTAACATTACACACTTCATTACTAAAGTTTCTCTTGAGGGGAGATAGGGGCATTACTCCCACACTCTCAGGCTTTCCGAATTTACGCGGTATTATACCTTCATTAAGTGTAGTTTCAATTCCTAAAACATCCTTTTAGGTTTTTGATAGCTGTTTTTAATCACAACTTAACCTTTCGTCTTGGCTAGACGAGCCCTGACAACCTTCCGTGTGAATCAGATACTAAGAACTCCAATCGAAGCCCTTAGCCATCCACATCGTCGGCGGCGGCAGTGGCATTTCCAGCGCGAGTGCAAAATCACTATCAATTTTGCGAAACATCGCGTCGGCCATATTATCCTCACTATCTTGCAGAACAAGATTGTGGTCGACGCCCGCATTCGGGCTGTCGAATTTTATACCAAACTCCGCTAGGATACCGCGGTAGTAGGCATTGTTTATGGTGTAACTCCATACGTTAGTCCCTCTGTAGGGAACAGTCAACTCTAAAAGTGGCTGCTTCTCAACGGGTGTTACAACCGTTCCTGCACCCAGATTGCTCTGGCCAGGAAACTGCATCACTGGATATGTAAATGGCGAGTACGCTTTCTGTCTTATCGTCCTTTCGGGGTCATCTAAGGTAGCGTAAACATAGCCGGAGGTTCTACCATCCAAGGCAGGGGCTAAAACAATTTTGAATCCTATGGATCCTCGGTAATATAAAAACATATTACTGAAATAAGACACATAATCGTTTGTAAAATACCAAGAGTTGTTCGAGTCCAAATCCCGAGTTCTATCAACAGGTGTGTACCACGCTGCTGACCGAAACCCGACAGTTGCATCAGGTATTGGCTCTTGGTCATGATCATTATCGTAGTCATAAAACGGGAGACAGCGGCTCCAGAGCTTCATGTAATCATAAATCGTGTCGAATCTCACCAACACGCCAGGATCCGCAGTTGTTTTAGATCTCGCTTTCACGAATTCAACTTGGTCTGACATAGGTAAGCCACAATGCTTAACCACATTTATAGCTTTTGCTGTTTCAATTGCCTTTTTATCGGCTTGTTTCTTCTTCTTCTGTACTGCAACGTTGTTTAGCCTATAGGCTCCCGGAGGACAAGGTTGATAGAAGGCAAAATCTTCGGCTGCACTTATAAATACGTACATTCGTGATTGAGGTGCTGTATCTAACATAGTTGCTACTACTCTCAAATCTACATCGACCATGGTGGTATAAAACCCACGGTGATCGTCCCCTATAGTCCAGGGATCGCTCGGATAAGCGTCGTAAACTGGGATGTAATCTCTTTGATCCAAATACGGCATCTCCACTACAATCTGTTTTGAACCAGAAAAAGCTGACGAATGCACTAAATTGACTGTGCTTGTACCCACGGTTGAAACATAACCAGGATACATCACCGTTACGGACAGTTGTTGTTGTACCATTGCATGTCCAGGCACTAAGATATGTAGTTTCAAACCACCTCTCCAGTATCTATTTATTCCACCAAACCAGTGGAAGTAAGTTGGGTATAATGTGGAACCGCCAGTGGGGTGCAAAGGCGCGTTGCAAAAACGTGTTCCGCTTGGTTGATTATACGTCCCAATATACTGAGGCCGAGATAATATCGACTTTATATCTGGTACTGGTACATCACTAGACTTGATGTACGGTGCAAAGATCGGTGTTGTGGTTGGAAATGACACAGAAGTAGTGTCACCCAAGTATGCTTGCTGCATTGCCTGGGGAGAATCGAATGTTCCTCTATCGCCACTCTCTGGATACATGCTTCCGACCAAATCAGAAACTGCGCTCCCTAACTTGGAAGCGACAATCGCTCCTAACTCGGCGGCGACTACTGTTTCTATTCCAGAGTGTCTTTGTACGTACGCATCTGATGTACGATTGTTCGGTCCATACCATTTCATATTGTTGAACTTCACGAAAATTCGCAAAGCAGTGGGCATGGTCACTGTTGTAACGTAAGTTGATTCTAGCATCTTCCACCAGAGCACGGGTACTCCATATGGTGGTCGCCTATCTTGATCCAATTCTTGCGTTATCCAATCGGTTCTATAAGTTGAATACTTATAAGTCCAAGGTATCTTAAAAGTCAAGTCTTGAGACATGCCAAAGAACATAAGTTCAGTGTTTGGGCCATTAATTAAGCCCACATGCATCAGCTCCTTAGAGGAGTCTTCTAACAGTTCTTGATAATAAGAGATGGGCTCATCATAGTAGTCTACGTACGGAAACCATCCAAATACAATTCCTCCCAACAAATTCTTCGGGTCACTAAGAGTAATTCTCACATCCACACTTTCGTATGAAAAAGCGTGATACTTACCTAAAGCAAACCGGAACATTGGGTTGTCAAAAGCTTCATTTAACGATGTTGCAAAAGCGGTATTAATAGTAGGGCCTATTGAAAAGCCCAGAGTGTTGTTAAAACGTAATTCATCTAACGAAATTAGACGCTGGGTAAAATCCAGTAAATCACCTTCAACTGTATCTCCAACGGCGCGAGGGATCGCCTCCGATGGCATTTCAACTACCTCTGGACCTGTCCAACTAGACAAATCACTTTCTGTTTCCACTTTCGTATTCGTGTTCTCAACTTTGTCCATAATTATTAAGGGGCTCGCTGAGCTTGTATTTAAGATCGAGGAGGTTAAGGTTCTCCAACCATGGTGTGTACAAGGCTCACCAGCCTAAATAAAACACTGTAAACAGTGAGTGGGTTTAACGCCCCCATGGCACATGCGTACAAGGCGCGCCCGCCTCTCCACTTAATACATTAAGCGCTTGTTGGCCAAATCGAGATTCGACCAATCAAAAGTCAACGACAAACAATTGTCGTTTATAAAGTCCTGTATGGACTTTGCGATTGCATAAGCTTCATCTTCTGGATATTCAAGAAGTTCTCTTGAAACATTATCCAAATTGATTTGTAACTGATACAAAATGTGCATCCTGCTACGAGTAGACTTTGTCGTTCTCACGTAATACAACTGAGAAAGTAGACTATCCAAAGACAATGGACAATAAACGACGCCATTCCGCTTGCGAAATGACCGACATAAAAAATCTGCCTCGTGCAGTTTGATACACTGGTCTCCTAATGATCCTTTATCCGTCCCTGTGAGATTGGCTCCAAAGAGCCGCTTCATCTCACGCGCGACGTTTCCGGGTGTCCAAAACTTGGGCCCGGATGATATATTATCATCAGAATAGAGTACATGACGAAAATCAGCCAAAGCCAACCTCCAATCATATCCATTTTGTAAACTCAACGAAACCAAAGTAATACAGTGCATAACGTGGTTGTTAATTGTGTTAAAGAAGGTAGTCCCCCAGTTTCCTGAAGAACCTCCTCGATCTAAACGACGACCGATTCCCTTATTAAATCGAATTGCTTGTGTTGCTCCTAAATAGGCCCAACAGGCAAACCGACTCGCAAAAGTACCTTTACCATAAAACATTTCTAACCACGGGTA